CAACCTAGGTGGTAACAGATGGTAGCGAATACCGTACCGATGCTACGCAATAGCGAGCGTCACGACTTCAAGCGTTGCGTGCTGCGCTGGCACTGGCGTTATCGCGAGATGTTAGTACCAATCTCGTTGAACACAGGCCCGTTAGTCTTTGGTAGCTTAGGGCACTTAGCCCTCGCAGACTACTACCAACTAGGCGTAAAACGTGGTCCCCATCCAGCAGAGACGTGGGACGAAATCACTAAGGACTTAGTCGATTTCGTCAAAACTGAGGCCAAGTACTTCGACGACGAGATAGAGGCCAGCTGGGAGGACGCCAGGGAGCTTGGCCGTAACATGCTGGAAGCCTACGTCAAACGGTACAACGGTGACCCTCAGTGGGACGTACTGTGGGTAGAAGACCAATTCCACCAAAACATCAAGCACCCACGCAAGCCTGAGCCTATCGTCAATTACGTTGGAACGATAGACCTTGTGGAGCGCAACCTCGAGACCGGCGAGATTGAGTACGTGGACCACAAGTTCATGAAAACCATAGAGACAGATCACCTTTACATCGATGACCAGAACGGTGGCTATCTTGCTATCGGGACACACGAGCTACGCAAGCGTGGTGTGATCGGTCCCAAAGAGGTAGTGAGAGTACTTGTCTACAACTTCTTACGTAAGGCCAAGCAGGACGAGCGGCCTCGTAACTCCTTGGGAGAGTACCTCAACAAGGACGGTAGCGTCAGTAAGAAGCAGCCGGCTAGGTACTTTCACCGAGAGCGCATCGAACGCATAGGCGCAGAACGGAATACGCAGATCAAGCGTATCGCGCAAGAGGCGTACTGGATGAAAGCCGTTCGCGCTGGCTTGCTACCGATCACCAAGAACCCGACGCGTGACTGCCGTTGGGACTGTTCATTTTTCGACCTCTGCCAGATACACGAGCAGGGAGACGACGAAAGCCTAGAGTACGCTAAGTCTCAGCTCTTCAAGACCGACGACCCGTACGCAGAGTACCGTGGTGAGACACAACCCAAGACCATAGCAGGACGACCGCTCCTGCTAGGAAGATGAAGCAAGGGAAGGAGATTGAAGTGGCTGACGGCGAAACGACCTTTGAAGAGTACCACGAGTTTGAAGAAGAAGAGCCTACATGCCTGAATTGCGGTGAGCCGCATAGCGATTGCCAATGTGAAGAGTTTGAAGTCGACCCAGACACCGAAGACGTATGTGTTACATGCGGACTCAGTGAGGCTGACGACTTCCACCAGACAGAAGAGTGACGATGCCGACGTGGGAAGAAGCTCTCGCAGAGAGCGACGATATTGTAGGGTTAGAGGCGATTTCGCCGCATCCCAACTTCATGGTGTACGGAGCCAGTGGCTCTGGTAAGACCGTGTTAGGTGGTAGCGACGATAAGGTTCTCTTCCTTACCTGTGAGCCGGAAGGTTGCATTTCGGCGAAACGCATGGGAAGCAATGCAAGACAGAAGTTTATCACGCACTGGGACCAGCTCGAAGACTTCTACGAGCGGTCCTACAAGTGGTCACAGACAGAGACGGGAATCCCGTTCACTTGGTACGTGATTGACACGATTAGCGACGCACAAGGTCTCTTGTTCGACAAGCTGTTGGACGAGAAGGGCAAGGTTGTTGAGGACTGGCCAGAGTACAGACTCAACCAAAAGATGTTGCTACGCTACGTCAAGAAGATGAACGCGCTACCGGTCAACATACTCTGGTTGGCTTGGGACCGTAAGGAAACCGACGCTGACGGTGAAGAGTTCTTCTGCCCTGAGATTCACGGCAAGGGCTACTCCATCGCCATGCAGGTAGCAGCGTGCATGACAAGCTATGGGTACCTACAAGTTAAGACCGAAAAGGTGCCAATGGTCAGGGACGGCAAGCCCGTCATCAACCAGAAGACCAAGAAGCAGCGAGTGACGCTCGAAACCCATAGGTACATATATTGGCAGGATATTCAAACCCTGCGAGGCAAGGACCGGACGATGGCGCTTGCGCCGTACACGAAGGACCTGACTCTCAAAGACATTCGGAAGCGCGTAGAGAAAGCGTTTGCCGAAGTAGTGGAAACAGAAGGGACAGAAGGAAACTGACATGCCGAAGGTAATGAAGCCACCAGCCGAGTACAACCCCGAAGACGTACTGGCAGGTGGAGATTGGTACGACGGCCCACTCCCGAAGCCTGGCTTCTACAAAGGACCGATCAAGAAGATCCTTCTCCAGAAGGGTAAGAACGGGATTCGTTGGATGGTCCTGTGCGAGATCGGTGAGGGCAAGTACAAGGGTGCCGGTGTTGCGAAGTGGCTACAGCCAGAAGGTCAAAACATCCCCTGGTTCAACCAGTGGCTGCACAGCATGACTGATGGCAGTGCAGAGCAGATGCGCGGAATCACCAAGGCTTTCAAGGAGATTGGCTACGCCGTCGACGAGAAGGACCAGAAGGGCCGACTGCCTGTGGTGCGAATTGGCAAGAGTTTCAAGCCAATTGGCAAGGTGATCGGCTTTATGGTGAAGCAACGCACCATCGAAGGTGGCGACCGTGACGGCGAGGTTGTGGCCGAAATCTCACGGTTCGTGATTCCTCGTGCCGGTGGGGATGATGATGAGACAGAGGATGATTCGCCAGAGTCGATCCTCGACGACGAAGAGACGACCGACGAAGACGCAACGGAAGACATTGACTCCGATGACGATTCAGCCGGCCTCGATGAGTTCGACGAGGAAACGACGTCCAATCCTGATCCCGTAGGCGCTAGCGCCACAACGGATTCCGGTGACGACGATCCCTGGTCCATCTGATTGACCGGAGACTAGGTGTCGTGTCTGTGGATCAACTTGGTAGTGTAAAGTACCACGCCGCGTACGCACAAGTCTGACTGGTATTCCGGCCTAACGACCCGGCCAACGGAAGCAGCAGACACCTAGTCTCCCTAAGGGTTACCGAGGCAGTCGACGAGGGTTCACCATCCGAGTCGGAAGGGTTCAAATCCCTTGTAACCCACATGCGTTGGGTGTCCTTACATACGCACAGCACCTTCTCGTACGGGGATGGATACGGGCCGGTGTGGTACCACGCCGAACGTGTAGCGTCCCTAGGGATGACGAGCCTAGCGTTCACAGAGCACGGTAACTGCAGCTCGTGGGTGCAGCTGGAGCAGGAGTGCCGAAAGCGTAGTCTACGAGCAATTTTCGGGTTGGAAGCTTACGTGGCTCCAGAGAACGAGAAGTCTAAGTGCCACATGATCCTGTTAGCGATGGATCTTGAAGGGCTGCATAACCTTAACCGGCTGATTACGCTCTCCTGGCAGACACTCGGAAGTACTAGCAAGAGTAAGTTTCCCACCATACACCCCTCTATGCTGCGGAAGTACAATCGTGGACTATTTGCCCTCTCTGGATGCGCCGACGGCCCGATCAGCTGTATGTTGTTGGGTGGCAAGTCTTTTGGTGACAAACGAGTGGAACCCCGTGAGCGGGACATTCAACGAGCCAGGGTGGGAATTGAACGGTTCCAAGAGGTATTTGGTGACCGGTACTACCTTGAGGTTCAACGATTTCCTGGTCTTGAGCGCACTAGAGCTCTCAACCCGGCGTTCGAAAGACTTAGTGTTACAACGGGAGCGAGGCTGGCTGCTACTGCTGATGTCCACTACCCTTACCCAGACGAGAACAAGATGCAGCGCATACTTCATGCGGCGCATCGTGGTGGCAAGAGCATCGAAGTTGCAGACGCAGAGTGGGAGTACGACATACTCCTCACGTACCCGACGTCAGATGCTGAAATACATAGGGACCTTATGGGAACGGGACTCAGCAAGAAGGCAGCAGCTTCCGCTATTCTGGCCACGGAACACATAGCGTCCCAATGCAATGTTGAGCTACCCAAGGCTCCACCACCGAAATACGTTCTAGGAGAACGGGATTGGGAGCCGTGGAGATAATGCCACCGGAAGGTAGAGTCACTCGCTTTCGCAAGCGAGACTTGAACTGTCCCACCGAATACTGCAGACACGAACAGTTCACCACGCCAGCAATCGGCAGCCAGATCGGGGAAAACCGTGCAGCAGTATGGTTTTCGCACTGGTTTGTCTGCCCTGAGTTCTACGAGTACTGGTACAGACCAAACCCTGACGGCCCGGTGACGTGGCACAGGCTATACGACAGAATCACACTGGACTACGATGACGGCAGGCACTACGTCTTCATCCTGAAAGACGAATTCGATTGCCACGGTAGGCAGTTGGGAGTGTGGCCAGATTAGCGAGTACAACGATCTCTTCAAGTTCTGGCTGTCCGAGGGATGGCAATTCCGTAGGCGCACTAACGTTTTCATGCAGCAGCAGCCGGCTAAGTACAAGGAACGTCTGCACCACGAATTCGATATCATCACTACGATTCCCGGCTACGTGGACTACTTCCTGATCGTGTCTGACCTCGTACGTTGGGCCAAAGACCGTGGTATCGCTGTAGGCCCAGGGAGAGGCAGCGCGGCGGGAAGCTTGTGCTGCTACCTTTTACGGATCACAGAGCTTGATCCCATGCAGTACCCCATGATGTTTGAGCGGTTCATCGATCCGACACGTACTGACCTGCCAGACATCGACATTGACTTCGAGGACGAGCGGCGTGCCGAGGTTGTCAAGTACGCACAGGATAAGTACGGATTCGCTAGAGTCGCTAACATTCTCAACTTCGTACGGTACAAGGGAGCCAACAGCCTCAATGACATAGGGACCGTTTACCGTTTGCC